CATCAGCAAACTTAGGAGCAGTAAGTGTTTTATTTGTAAGTGTAGTTGTAGAACTAGCAGTAACAGCAGATGTCATTGAGCTATCTACGTATGCCTTAATAGATTGTTGGGTTGCTAGTTGAGTGTTGGAGTTAGAAGCTAAGTTGTCTTCATCAAGAACTGCTGTACCACTAACACCAGTATTAAGCACTGGGCTAGTAAGAGTTTTGTTTGTGAGAGTTTGTGTAACTGTATCACCAACTAGTGTAGATGTTGTAACTGGTAGAGTTAGTGTAACGTTACCACTAAAGTCACTGTGAGCAGGGGCTACAAGAGCAGCGTAGTGAGCATTAGATGACTCACAGTAAAGACGTAATGCAGATACAGAACCAGCATTTTTAAGATCTATTAATCCAGACTCTATGCCTACATTACCATCTAATACAACCTGACCTGTACCTTTAGGTGTTAACTTAAGGCTAATGTTTGAGTCACCACCTGTGGCAGATAGTTCTGGTGCATTACTTGTAGCAGCATTAGTAATGTCAATCTGATTGACTGCCGTAGCTGTTTTCTGAAATATAATAAACTCATTACCACTGTCATCATTAATACCATGTGCATCATCAAATGCTATGTTAAAAGAATTAGTATCTAAATCAGCACCTAATTGTGGAGTATCATCATCTACAACATTAGATATAGCAGAAGATGTAGCAAGACCAGCTACCACAGCACTTCTAGCTATTTTCTTAAGACCACCACCTGATGTATCTATAGCGAGAAATACATCGTCATTAGCTACTGTAGATATTTCACTTAAGGCAGTAACAGCAGTAGGATTAAAGTTTGTGCCATCAGCTATAAGTAACATACCAGAAGTATTTGTACCCATAGTCAAGTCATCACCTGATATAGTTAAGTCACCAGCAATAGTAACATTAGCACCTGACATTGAAATTGCAGTAGTTGTTCCTGACTTAACTACAAGATTACCAGAACTGTTAGTTAAAGCACCATACTGAGTACCGTCATCTTTTAGTAGTACATCTGCACCATTTGCGTCAAGTACTACATCACCTACTGTGTCAAGAATTAAATCACCTGTATCATTGACTATATAAGAATTAGTACCACCATGATATATGTTTAGATCTTCACCTGCACCTAATGTAATTCTACCAGTAGCACTGTCACCTGTTAGATCATCTGCATCAGCATCTACATCTATCTTTAACAAACCACCTGACGTTATGTTAGATGCACCATTATCAATGTTACCAAAGCCTGAAGTTATACTACCAGAATCTAGAGCACCTACAGTTGTTAAACTTGCACCTGTGTCGATATTAGATTCAACCCACGTTTCTAAATCAGCAAACGTAAGCTGTTTCATTGTACCACCATCGTTTATAATAAACTGATCTGAGGTTGCTATAGTTACACCAGTAGAAGCAGAGGTACTACCATCTACAATATTAAGTTCAACAGCAGTAGCATCAATGGCTGTACCATTAAAGTTAATAGCGTCTACGTATGCTACACCATCTATATATAAATCTTTAAACTCTAAACTACTAGAGCCTAAATCGAACACGCCATCAGAAGAAGGTGTTATACTAGTAGAAGCTATAGTTAACTGTTGACCCGGACCTAGCTTAGTTATAGGCCCACCTTCAGCAGTAGTACCGTCATGGGTATGTCCTGTCGTACTAAAGGCACTTACAATAGAGTCAAACTCTCCATCAAAGTCAGAGGCATTAATGATATTACCATCAGCAATATTATTAGAAGAATCGTTACGTGTGTATCCTGTTCCCATTTTTAATTACCTTCTTGCATGTGTTGCATATTCTAATGTCAATGCGTCAAGCGCATATGGAACATCTGTATTATTATCTGCTTCAAACTGTGCGGATACAGTCTTACCTGATCCTGTAGTTTGTGCAGAAAATACTTTTTGTAATTTAGCACCGTAGGTAGCAGTACCATAAGCACCTATACCATAAAACTGAGAGGCATTACTAGTAGCATTAGTAAATGTAACTGCTGGCATAACTACAGCACCACTCTCATCAAAGTCAAATTTTAAGTTTAGATCGAAGTTTACTCTTCCTTCTGGATCTAAATAGAACTGAGCTTTGTATATTGTCTTTCGTATACGTGGATCATTGATAGGATAGAAAGGTGTAGCAAATGTTGTTGCAATATTATTCCCGTCAAAACTAGATGTGTCATTTTCCATTCGGTGTAAAAAACCTTCTTTACCAGCAAAGAGAACAAACTCAGTTGTTCCTGAATACACACTTGCACACGCTGTTGCCTGTATACCTCTGGTTTCTGCAAAGTCAATAACAGATGCTTCACCCGGAGATGCAAATTGTGTAAACAGTATACCCTGTGCGTTAGGTCTTGTAAAGTTATCATTCCATCCTAATAGCCTATATTGTGATTTATTTCTTATAACTAAGCTAAAAAATTCAGTATGTAGTTTTACAAACTCATTAAACGTACCCTGTATCTTTTTAGTAATAGGTGCTAATCCAAAGTCACCAATACGTTCTGTAGCACTGAGGAGTCTTAAACCATCAGGAGCCATGAATACAACGTCACCACCTATCTCCTGTACACTATCTGTCTGTATACATCCTATGTCACGTGTAATAGGTTGTAAGTTAAATGTTGCTAATGCGTCACCATTTAATCTAAAGATAGATGAATCTGTAAATACTATAAGCTGATCTCTAAAACTTTTTATTGCTACTATACTATTATCTAAACCTATATTACCAGCACCATTACCACTTTGGAAATCTGTAGTGGTTAGTGGTGCACCAAAACTTAACACCCTACCTTTAGCATAGAAGATATGATTTTTATGTGTAGCTACAACTGTAGCACCTATCACATCAGAAGGTGCACTATCTAGTACAGTAAATGTAGTGCCATTATATAGTGCAGGTGCATTCACACCGTCAACCAACACAAGTGTTTTTGTACCTGTAAAGTCAATGATGTCAAATCGTGTATTAATTGCACCTTCTCTATCACTAGAGATAAATGTTATAACTGCATTATTAGCAGGGCTACTAGCTAATTCAGGATGAATAGTTATGTTTACTTCTTTACTACTTGCATCTGAGTAAGAAGATACAGTATTAATAACTGTGTATGTTTTATCTATACCTGCAATAGTAAATACATCACCTGCTTGTGGAAATGTATCAAACGCATCTGCTACTAATGTTGTACCTGTTTGACTAGCACCATCAACTAATGGATGAGGCACATCTGCTGTACCATAGTTAGGTTTATTTATTTTAGTGTAGCCACTACCTGATGTTTCTAATATATCTGCATTAAGTGCTACAACAGCTTTATCATTAAAGTATGTAATACCATTAGCATAGTTTTCTGTTGTTACAGTAGCAAATGTTACAAGTGCACCATTAGCAGGGCTAGAGTTTAATGAGGTAGTTAAAGTAAGTGTTGCTCTATTATTAGTAGAACTAAACGAAACACCACCACCTGCTATTGTATATGTACCAGAGACACCTGCTACAGTTAGTGTATCACCAACAGCAGGAGTAGTATGTATTGCTCCTATGATTAATGTAGTACCAGACTGACTAGCTCCATGCACAACTGGATTACCATACGGAGCCATAATAGCACTGTCAAACTTAGCGTATCCTTGTATACGTTTATAACCCCCATCAATAGAGGGTTCATAGTTACGTAGTATTCTAGCAGAGCCGGGTGCATTAATAGCTTGTTGCAATGGGCTAAGATTAGTTACTAATCCACCCTTGAACTCTATTCTAAATGTCTCCCATGCGTCAGGCATTATAGACCATCCAAGCTCGACCCTGCTGTAGACCTAGCTGAACCTAGTCTACGTCCTCCTGTTGCAGCAGGGATCATATAAGATCTCATGTAGTGGTATCTATTAATCAACATAGAACGCATTGCCTTAATGCCCTCATCTGACCTCTCCTTGAGCACTACAGCATCTTGAGTGTTGCCCCTGAACATTAATGCATGAAACATTGCAGCGTCCACTACAACGTGCTTAAAACGATCAGGGATCACCATTGTGTCACCATGTGCGTCTAGGTCTGCTTGAAATACATAATAGTCATAGACTAGTGTATATGCCTGATCTGGAGGCTCTACCAATCCATACTTTAAATCAGGCCCATGAAATACATAACGTGGTAATGCGCGTTGTTGACTAGCTGCATATTCCTGATCTACGTATTTCTCTAAGTATTCATCATAAGATATTATAGATAATTTTCTAGTGTCATTTCCTAGCGTAGCGTTCTCTTTTATTCTGAATGATTCAAAGTCAAGAAGTTTAGCGTCAGTAGGAAATGCATATCTGGTTGTACCAGCAGTAAGGACTTGTTCTTTTTGTGAATGGTTAAAAGGCCACTCGTATTCACTCTCATTAATATATCGTATAGCAGAATTAACTGCATCTTTTATATGAGCATAAAAACCAGTAGAGGCTGCGAAGTTTGTACTAGTTAGTTCAACTTCATTGAGCCTCTTATTAACATCATTAACTAATGTAAGAAATGTAGTAGCCATTGAATATTCCCTATGTATGAAAGGGGTAGAGCGTTAACCCTACCCCAAACATTACGTATTACGCAAGCGTATCACGATCTACTTCATCAGCACCTACTGTGCCTAGCGCATCCATGTCCATTAAAAGAGCATAAACACGAACTACACCAGCAGTAGTTGTACCTGTCATGGCTTGAATTAAGATGTCAAGCGTATCGTCAGCAGCAGCAGCGGATATTGGTCCGTTACCAGCACTAACAGAATAGACACCAACTGCTTTTGCGTCAGGAATAAATCCATCAACAAATGCATCTGGGTCTACGCCAGTTACACCTAAGTCAAGAGCTACGTCAGTAGACGTACCAGCATGAATTGTAGTAACTTCCATACCTGCATCAAGCACTGCATGATTAGCAGGAATAGTCATTACCTGTATGATGTCAGCAGCGGCTAATGCAGTACCTTTAGAGGTAGCAGCCGCACCGAAATCGATTGATGTTTCATGCATGAAAGGTTGTCTTCCACGCATACTCGCGCCACGAGGTGTTGATAATTGAGCAGTAACTGTAGCCATTGTTCAATCCCTCCCTTAAACCAAACAGTAACGTGCAACACTTAGAGCTTCTGGTCTAAGTATCTTACGTCCATACAAATGCATTCCCCGAACTATATCGGCAAAGCTATCTGGATCACGATATGTCTCTGTCTTATTAATCTGCTCGGCAGTTGCTACAGCAGAAGAATGTCCAGATACAATCATACCAAAGTTGGAAGCATTAGTACCACCAGTAGTAGATGGGCCTGTTCCAATTGAAGGTAGGTTGTTAGACATATATACTTTAAAACCATGAAGGTTATTAAGTATAAGACCATTTTGGATTCCGCTTCCACCAAAGTCACCATTGAGAAGACGAGAGTCTTCATCTTTGAGAACCTCAACGAAAACTGGATCAACAACAAGCCAACGATTGTTGGTGTCAACATTTTGTTGATCAAGCAAACGAGCCATACGAGCTACGATTTGTAATGGGTTAGCATTACCTGAACCGGGTGTAGCAGAAGTTGCCCCACCAGCACGTGCCTGAATACCAATTGCACTAGAACCAGAACCACCAAACTCAGCAGCATCTATTTTCATAGTGTCTAAGAGTTCGTCAGTACCTGCTGTAGATACAGCAACCGCACCATTAACAGTTGTGTTAACAGCACTAGCATTGCTATGCAAAGCAGTCTGTTTGAAACCAGTTAAGTAACCAAGAGCGTCTTGGTCAAACTGGTCAGCTAGTCTGTAAGCCGCACGATCAGTAGCAAGCTGTTGGAAGTTAATGTGAGAGTGTGCCTCTTCAATGTCATCGACTTTAAATGCAAAGTAGTTTGCTTTGTCGATGGTGAGAGAGAACTCTTCATCATCCAAGTCTTGCGGAGTAATCGTAGTACCACGAGCATATGCTTTGACCGTGATTTCTGGCTCCTTAATTATTTTAACGCTATCGCCCATGTTTGCGATCTCGCCAAAGTAGTCACTATTTGTAATAGCTTCAACTATTGAAGCCTTACGAAAAGCTACTTGTACCTGCTTAGAGTAGATAATTGGTGAAAAATTACCATTAGGCAGGTTGCCGTAGCCTGATACAGATGAAAATGCCATTTTATTTTCTCCTTATACGACATCCTATGCGTACATAAAGTACGCGATTTTTTATCTACCTTAAGGGCCGTGAACTAAGAGGTTGTATATGTAAGGCCAACTACACATAGGCTCTTCATCATCGGGTTGTCTTAGAAGTATAGTGTAATATAGTTAGGTAGTCTTATTCAAGGGCTAACTATATCTTGCGACTATGTATAGTTATATACACAATCTACTGTTTGTCAACACTTATTATCGTGCCGATCCAGATATATCATAAATAAACTTCTGCTGTCTGATTGCTTCCATAATGTCATCCGATTGATTTTCGTATTCCTTTGCGGTCATACGCTGTACATCAGACTCTTTCAAGAAACCACCTGACTCATTAGCCATCGGTTTACTACGTTTTCCTTTAGTGGATACAGACTTAGCTGCATCTCTATTACTATTAGCTTTCTTAGTTGTAATGTTCTTATCTGCTTTATATAAGTCTATTGCTCTACCAGCAGATCGTGCGTCACTATCGTTTTCGTACAAAGCATTTTGTATCCATTGTGGCTGATCTTCTGCCCATGTATGGAAGTCTTCATCATTACGTATGTCATCAAAGTCTGGATGCATCTGTAACAACTCTGTCTCTGCACGTTGTTTGCTTACGTCCTGTTGCATATCGTCTAATGCTTTAACACGTTGCTCTAGACTAGCTGATTGCTCTGCT